ACCGAGCAAGAACTCGCAATCCTAACTCGCGTAATAGAAAGCGCACACGCGCGCGCTACATTTAAGACCACAGAGAGCGACCATGTATCCCCCCCACCCCCTAGCCTTGTGTGATGGCCCCCTTTACTCAAATTTTTGCCAGTTTTTTAAGGTTTTTAAGGTAACACGTGCAATCTTAATTATTTCACGTTTTTGTTTGTCTGTAAGATACGCCCAGCGGTCTAAGTCGTCATAAGTTCGCCCACAGCCTATACATGCTTGCGTGTCTTTATATTCAACATATCGACACACCCCATTACAGACTTGTTTCATGTTTAAACCCCCTGTTATTTTTTTATATAAAAAAGACATGTATTGTTTTGACGATGTTAAAAGTTAATAGAACCAGAGCCGTAACTAGACGGGATTACTTTAAAAAAGTAGCTACTCTTGTTTATCTACATATAGAGAGTTATCATTTCTCTACCAACATTTCACACTACCTGTTTGACGGATAGCCAGTTGTTAAGTTTGTTTATACCCTTTGTCGTAGCAACATACGGGTGGGCTGGCTCACAAGCCCCATACCATTATTGTATATGAAGATAGATTGTATTCAACAGGTTTAATATAATATTTAGTTATATAGAACTATTTTAATATAACTTGTTGCAACGATATGTTTGTGATATATAATACTTGTATGACCGTAAAAGACTTTTATAAATACATTTGTGATTTGTTCAACAACGGGCAACCTCTACCCGCAAAATTCACAAGAAAGTCTGACGGTTATTGGAAGATGACTAAGGGTTATCAGCATTTTGGTGGAGTTGAGATTCCCCTTCACCATTTTGCTGAATTAATAATAATAGACAACGAGTACAAAAAATTGTTGCAAAAAAAATCAAAGAAAAAGGAGAAACCTTATGACAGAGTTCAAGCCGTTTTTGGTGAGATTAAGTCCGACTAACGTTGAGCTGCTCGATAACGCAAAGAAAGATTTAGAAAAATCTAAAAGCTCTATTATTAATGACGCTATTAAAGCGTATTTGTCAAGCAACCATCGTGATATTAATGCGAGACTTAATAAAATTGTCTGAATCATGGGGATCAAACCTACCAATTACTATTATGTTGCCCTACCCACCAAGCGTGAATACGTATTGGCGGGCTAATGGCAAGCGTAGATTTATATCTAAGGCTGGCATGGTGTTTTTAAATGAGGTTATTACGCGTTGTAAATTAGAAAAAATGCCAAATTTTGGCGATGCTAAGTTAGATGTTGAAATTGTTGTATATCCGAGGTCAAAACGTAAGTTTGATCTGGATAATTGTTTAAAAGGTATTTTAGATGCGTTACAAAAAGCGCGTGTTTATGATGATGATTCACAAATAGATAGGCTTTATATTAAAAGAGGAGAACAAATTAAAGATGGCGGGTGCAAAGTTACCATCACCTGTAGGAGATAAGTTTTGCACCAACTGCTTTAAATATCGCCCCGTCAAAGGCGGCAGATGGAAGTCAACTCATGGCGGGAAATACAAAAGATGGCTATGTAATAGCTGTTATACTAACCGTAAAGGAGATTCAAGTGGCAGAAAATAAATTAGAATTACAACCAGGGGATATGAAATTATTTACTAACCGAAAAAAGACAAACGATAAACAGCCTGACTTTCAAGGCCAAGCTATGTTATCAGACGGAACTTTGGTCTACGCTAGTGCCTGGAAGAATACTGCTCAAAGTTCTGGACAAGACTGGTTCAAGATTAAATTCGGTGATCCTGTTCAGGATAGAGAAGATGCCCCGCGGGTACAACAAAATAACAACCAGGCGCATCAATCTATGGAAGAATCCATCGAAACCATTGCGGACGATATTCCCTTTTAATGAGTGAAATAAAAAACAAAAAACCAATACCTAAGCTGGCGGGTTACGGCGGTGTTCGTAATCTAAAGCGCAGTATTGAGCGATCAGAAACTGTGGCTGCGAACCGCGAGGCCGTAGCCCATAGTTTAATCTGTATTGCAAACACAACGCCTATGGACGTAATGAGTTGGGATAAATCTGGCGTTGAAATTAAAGACTCCAAAGATATACCAGCTCATGCCGCCCAAGCTATTAAACGCGTTAAATTCAATGATCAAGGCCAAGTCACCGACATTGAGTTTCATGATAAACCCCAGATATTAAGATTATTAGCTAAAGCATCAGGCTTATTAGATAATCCCGAACAATCTGACAAACCATCTGTGATTGGCATTAACGTCAAAGCACCCGAGGTTATAGACAATGACGAATGACAACGTAAATAAACCAAAACATTATACACAAGGCAAAGTCGAGTGTATTGATGCTATCGAATCCGCCACAGGCAGATTGGTAGGTATTATGGCTGTTTGCGTTGGCAATATTATTAAATATGTTTGGCGATTTGCGTTGAAGAACGGAATTGAAGATTTAGATAAAGCGGATTATTACTTACAAAAATTACGTAAGAAAGTGAGGGAACGAAATGGACTTAAAAGCACAGATCGAGCAATTACGTGAGGAGTTTGAAATGGCACGTCTTAATAATTCTAGAGTCATGGAAATTATTGATGCGTTACTTCGAGAGAACATGGAACTCAAACGTATGATGGAGATGAAGTTTAAAGACATAGACGATGAGCAATAAAAAAGATCGAAGCCAAAGAGAATTACATGGGCCAGGCATTGATCTAGATTTTTCAACCAGCCCTGTAATTTTTAAATTTTTACAGAGCGACGCGTTTGTAAGAGGTTTGCTCGGCCCTGTGGGGAGCGGCAAGTCTTACGCGTGCGCAGCTGAGATTATGATGCGTGCGGTAAGACAAAAGCCGTCACCTCAAGATGGCATACGTTACTCTCGCTGGGTCATTGTGCGTAACTCTTATCCAGAACTTAAAACAACCACGATTAAAACTTGGCAAGAATTATTCCCAGAAAATACATTTGGGCCAATGCTTTGGACACCTCCCATTACTCATCACATTCGCCTCCCTTCCCGCGGTGATGCAGCGGGTATAGATTGTGAAGTAATCTTCTTAGCATTGGATCAGCCAAAGGACGTGAGGAAACTCTTATCCTTAGAGCTGACTGGCGCATGGGTGAATGAGGCACGTGAACTGCCTAAAGCCGTTATTGACGGACTCACCCATCGTGTCGGCCGTTATCCTACTAAAAAAGATGGTGGCCCAACATGGCATGGTGTATTTATGGACACCAACCCTATGGACGACGATCATTGGTGGTTTAGGATTAGTCAAAAAGAACCCATACGCGGCAAATTTGGTTGGGATTTTTTTCAACAACCAGGCGGTGTATTAGAGGTTAGCCCAGAAGAATTACCTGATAACCCAGAAGCAAATGACCATATGTTTGCATCAGGTCGTTGGTGGCGACTTAATGAAAAAGCTGAAAATGTTAAAAACTTACCCACGGGTTATTATCAACAAATGCTTGGCGGTAAAAATCTAGATTGGATTCGCTGTTATGCTGAAGGTAAATTTACTTATGTACAAGAAGGTAAACCTGTCTGGCCAGAATATGATGATCATTTAATGTCTAGTAGTGAAGTCGAATACGACCCACAATTGCCTATTCATATTGGTCTTGATTTTGGTTTAACCCCAGCTGCCGCTATTGGGCAGCGTTTAGCAAATGGACGCTGGGTAGTTTTGCATGAAATTGTTACCGAAGATATGGGGCTAGAAAGATTTGGGCAACAACTGTTAGCTGAGATTAACGCAAAATATCCTAAAGCACAAGTCATGGTTTGGGGTGATCCAGCGGGTATGGCACGTGATGCTATTTACGAAGTAACTGCGTTTGATTATTTAAGAACCATTGGGTTGCGCGCACAACCTACAGCATCTAATAACTTTAAGGTTAGACGTGAAGCCGCAGCTGCACCTATGCAAAGATTGATTGCTGGCAAGCCAGGACTCATACTGCATACTGCTTGCAAAATGCTAAGAAAAAGTTTAGCGGGCGGTTATCATTTTAAACGTATTAGTGTTGGTGCTGGGCAAGAACGATTCCGTGATAGTCCAAACAAAAATGAACATTCACACATTGGTGATGCGTTTGGCTATTTACTTTTAGGTGGCGGTGAACATAAACGCATGACTAAATCAGCTTTGACACAAAACACACTTATTTCACAAACAGTTGTTAATTCAGACTTTGATGTATTTGCTCGATAAAAATATCTTAGATTTTGAACTTCCTCAAGTTCGTGGGGTAAAATATAAAAATTTTGAGCCTTATGACTTACAAAACTTTAATGGATTAAATGATTATGAGCTTTCAGGCATTTCGATTAAAGACAGAGAACGCTATATTATCCATCAGTCTAAACTTGGCCCTACTATTAGTGCAGTCCGTGATGGTCATACTCTCGCTATTTTTGGCGGCCTTTTACTTTGGCGAGGTGTTGCTGAAGCGTGGTCTATATTTGATCCACAAGCAAGACGATATAAAATAGCTATGTGTAAAGGCGCATTTGCATTTTTTGATATAATTTGTATATTATACCAGTTGCATAGAATACAAATAACTGTTAAAAAAGATGATACAAGGGCTGTTGCTTGGGCTACTTACATTGGGTTTGAACCTGAAGGATTAATGCAAGCTTATAGCGCAGATATGGAAGATACTTATATTATGGGGAAAATTTATGGGCGGAGTAGTCGGTAAAATAATGGGCGTTAAAAAGCCTGATACATCAGCGCAAGAGCGTCAAATCCAAGAACAACGAGAGCAAATCCAAGAAGATAAAAAGACAGCGCTTATTGAAGAACGTCAATTAGCAGAACAAAGATCAGCTAAACGACGTGCTACACAGCGTGGCGGTAAGCGTGCTTTATTGTCAACAGCTCGCGTTGCTCCTGAAACTGGAATTGAAGAAGAAACATTAGGATCAGCATAATGGCTAGCATAGATTATGGTATGGCATTAGCAAGAGGTTATATTGCCGATACCCCTACTTATAAAGCTGACATATTAAAAAAAGTTGGCGGGGCTAATGTATTTAAGCAAGAATCTTGGTGGAACGAACAATTAAACAAAGCTATTAAAGAAGGCTTTACTGAAAGAACTACAGAACGCGTTGGCCCTAATGTATTTGGTGCAAGAAATAGAGGTGAGTGGAGCAAACCATTTAGTTATTTTTTAGCTAGAGAAGGTTATGAATCCGCTACGCCTGTTATGGAAAAATATTATCAAAGGAGAGGTCGTGGCAACCGCCCAGGACAATTACCAATCACTACTCCAAATGTTAATCCAAGGTTTTATACGGTTCGCGAAAAACGTATAGGTTGGGACGCTGTTAAAGCTACAGACGTTACTACTCAAGTATTAAACAAAATTGAAGCCGCTACTAAACGTCGCGGTGAAGTTATCCGTGGCGAAACAGAAAAATTAAAAAAAACAAGTAGACGTGCGCGTCGTGGTTTAGGTGGTCTTGTTGCTAAAGCTCCATTGCCAGGAGAAAAAACGGGCGCATTACCATTGCTTGGTGAAACAGGATTAGCTGGAAGTGAAGTAGGCTTAGGAACTGCATTAAATTTAAAAGGATAATTATGGGGTACAAAAAACATAAAGGCGGCTATAAGCCAAAAAGAAAATAATGAAAGATAAACATTTATGGGAAAAGAAAAGGCCTAGTGGATTAGGTAAGCCTAAAAAATTAACATCAGCTCAAAAACGATCTGCTATGAGAGCTGCTGCTAAGGCGGGCAGGCCTTATCCTAATTTAATTGATAATATGAACGCTGCTAAATAAAGAAAAAATAAATGGAATTATACAAAGGCGCATATCCAACTCGAAATATTGAACAAGTTAGACTGATTGAAGGTCAAGCTTTTTCGTTAGGATATGTACGAACTTTTTTAGATCCATTGCCAGCTGGACAAAGCATTGACATTGCACTTGCATTTCCAAGCGGTATGAATCCTATTATAAGTATTTCAGGATTATCTTCTGGTAATGCGATTGGTTATTTATATGAAGGTT